TGATGCGGCCATCTTTGGTGCTGCGCTTGATCTCAACGTCATGGATCATCGGCACAGGCATTGGCAGGCCAGTGGTCATGTCCATCTGAGGCATCGCACCAGGCTCTGGATAGCTCACCACAATCTTGACCTCTGCGCCCTCTTGCATCAGCACCTGCAATGTCTGGTCATCCAAGCCAGAATATTCCTCAATCTTGACCTCTTCGACCTCTTCCCACCAGTACTTGGCAATACCGCACTTGCGCACCAAGCTGTCCTTGAACAGGGCATAAGTGGTCATGAAGCCATTGTTGTCGGCGGTGAAGATGTAGTTGGCGTAGTCAGTCGCCTGCTGCGCACCGGCCACATCTTCAGGGCCGCGAGGCATGTATTCAACGACATTCTCGGTGGAGAAAAACACCTTCATGAGGCTTGGCAGCATGGCCGAGACAGTGTCTCGCACCTCCATCGCCACGACTTGCGAACGGCCATCTTCCTCGTTCCCAAAGGGGTCGCCGCGATAGTACTCAGTTCCCTTGGCTCGGATGGGGGAGACATCGGAGTCGATGTAGCTGACGGCATCTTCCAACTCGGCAGAGACAATGCCCTGCAACTCGGTGTCATCCATCGGCTCAATGGCCGCAATGTCGGTGGTGATGTTCATGTCGTTGATCATTTCTTGTTCCTTGCAGATATGGCTTTGGCCTTGGCACGCGCATCGGCCTTCGATGAGGCTCCCCACGCCTTCAAACTCAGCAGCAACCGTGTGGGCTTGCCGTCCTTCATCTCAGGGCCAGGCATGTTGCCCATTCTCGCAAGGAATGACGCCCTGCGCGGGTTGTCGCCCGACTTCACAGGCGCTTTCAGATTCATGCCCTCGGCCTTGGCGCTGGCGCGTCCCTTCGCATTTAGGCCGCCACTCGGACTCTTTCCCTCTTTACGCTGCCACGCCGGTGTCTTCATAAGGCACTTTCTTCAAAACAACATACATGGATTCAACTGCGCGAGGCAAACGCATCACCTCATCTTGCGGCAATTTTAGACCCGCACCATACTCGCTGAGACGCATTTCCAAATGAGTCATCTCAAACCGCGAACCCTTCCAGCCCAAATACCACGCCCAGTCGCAGTAATAAATCCAAGACTTCTCGTTGAACGCCCTCACATGTGTCGGGTCTTGCCACGCGCCATGGCTCAACTCATACGGCACATGGATGTGCATCTCACCGCCATCGACCAACAGATCACGGCAGTTGGTCATGGCCTTCACCAGGTCGGGGATGTGCTCCAACACGTCAAACGCCAGAATCTTCTCAAAGCAAAAAGGCTTGATGCCGATCTGTTGGCCGCCATGCTTGACCACCTCGCCATAGGACAGTTTGGAAATGTCGACAACCCAGTCGGCGCCAACATCACTGCGGATGTCAGCATTGATGCAGTCAGCCCTGGCGTCCTTGCCAGAGCCGAGATTAAGAACCAAACCAGTCTTTTGCATATTTCGGCCTGTTCTTACGAATCCACGGCACAGCCTGCTGAGTCAGACGGTTGCCGTCCATGCCAATCGTCTGGCTTCCAACGTGGTGCACATAAGACCGCGACAGGTAATGATGAAAGCCAGCGGCACGCAGATCCTCGCAGTGCACATCATCCGAGTACCAGTTCAAAGGGGGAAACTTGAAGCACTCCCACGCATCGCGGCCAATCCATGAAAAGATGGGACTCAGCACCTCCATGGGGACAATGGCGTCTTCATATGGGTACTTGAAGTAGTGCAACTTCTGGTCAAAGGGATTGCTTCGCACATTTTGCACAGGCCGCGCAGCGTCACAACGCGCAGCAACCCAGCCAACAGGCTCACCAGTCTCGGCCTTCAACTGCGCCACGTCTTCCAGCAAATGCTTGTAGCTGGTGGGCGTCAACACAATATCGTCATTGGCGCAGATCACAGAGTCAAAGCCGTCAGCAAAGGCGCGGTCCATGACGTCGTTGTAATCTTCGCCAAAATTGCGCGGCGTGCCAAAGATCTTCAGGTCAGTGTCATAGCCGCCAATAATGGACTCTGGACCGCGCAAATAGACAGGCACTTCGGGACAGTACTCGGCAATGCTTGTGAGCATCACCCGCAAACCTTTGCCGTTGACTGTTGAAATGCAAATCGGCGCAATCACTTGGCCGGCTTCTTTGGCTTCTTGGCCGTCTTGGCCGCCGCCCTGAAGTCAGCAGCACTGGGCGCCGCCTTCGTGCCAGGCTTGTTCATCTTCTCACCAGAGCCAGCCGCGATCCGCGCTCTCTTGGCTTGGATGTTTGAATAAAGTCCAGGCTTACTTTTCACCTTTGACCCCAATCTTGATAGTCAACAAAGACTTAGGCTCTTCATCTTCGCCCTCTTCCCTCACCACCCAAGCCGAACAGGTACGGCTGGACGCGCACTTAAAGTCAAAGATCTCGCAGTAGCCCAAGTCGCCAGCGTCAATCATTGCCCAAGGGTCGCCCTCGTCGCCAATGCCCTCAGCAATGCACTCAAGCATTGACTCTTCCTGATTGAACGCCGCGCAGTTCCCGCACAGACTCTGCTTGGCGTCATCCTCAGACACCTGCCACTCATCGGCCATCTTCATCCAGTACTGCTTATTGGGCAGCTTGGGATTCTCAGGACCGTAGTCGGCAGAATCAATCGCCTTGCCGCGATTCTTCAGATTCAACGTGATGTCTTGAGTCGCCATGGGACAGCTCTCGCCCTCATCGCCACCCTCATATCCCTCGTCTTTGTCCATGGCCTGGTCCATGGTGCGCTTTAAAGTAGCCATTAACGCATCCCCTTTGTCTTCATGTTCTTGGCAGTGCGAGCACCACGCATGGGCATCTTGGCTTCAGACATCGCAATGGCGATGGCCTGCTTGGGACTCTTCACAACCTTGCCGCCCTTGCCAGAGTGCAGCTTGCCAGCCTTATATTCACCCATCACCTTGCCAACCTTCTTTTGTGCCTTGGTCATCTTCATTTTGTACCCCTTTAAAGAATTAACTAATTATGCAACCCGTGGCAAGTTTCTGCGCAAGGGCTTGTTCCACTTGGTCGAGCCTGCCGAACCATACATCCCAATCACAGCATCAGAGGCAAACGTCAAACAAAAAGCATCAGCCCTGTCCGGCGACGCCATACCGCGCTTCTTCAATTCATCCTTACCCTCAATCTGGATCTTGCCGTTGGACGTGAACGAATAACGCACAGCCGCCAATTCAGCAATCAGTGCCTCATCTTTAGGCATCCGGCAGTCCCGCTGCTCAAGCCACGCCTTGGCCTTGTGCCACAGTTCAGCCTTCAAGTTCCTATACGTCCCGCCCATGGCCGGTGACTCGGCCACATTGATGCCGCGAGCAGGCAACCCCAACTCTTTGAGTCGATCAACCACGCCAGCGCCCAAACCAATCGAGTCGACCAAGATCTCCTGTGGCCGCTGGGACGGCATCAGGATCTCATACTCGGCCACGACTGCACCTGTGAGCTGCATCAGGTCCAAGTTCTTCCACGTCTTGATCGGCTCCACTACAGCATTACCCTGCCTCTTGCACAGGGCAGACCGGTCCGAGCCAAACCGCGCCACATCCAAGCCCCAAACAAGAGGTGCGTGCTTACTCGCTTCCACATCCCGCTGTGTCGCCAGTTCAAGCAACTCCATCGGGATCACGGTATCGTCATCACTCCTTGGAAATTCACCGAGGACGCGGATGCGGTAGGCATTACTCTCCTCGCCGTAACGCGCCTTCATCTCCTCAATGTAGGCTTCGCTGACCCTCGGAGAGTCGGCGCAAGACACCTTCATCGTGATCCAGTCAGCCGTCAGACGGTTGTGCGTGTCAAAGAAGAAACCGCTGGACCGCACAGGGTTACCCAGCAACAGGGTGACGGCGGCGTGCCCAGACATCGAGCCAGCCGCGGCCTCAAATACCTGTTCAGGTATGCCGCTGGCCTCATCAGCCACCAACATCACGTTGTCACTGTGAACCCCCTGCAAGGCTTCAGGCTGCTCGGCTCTGGATGTCCTGGCTGAGATAAACGCCTCATTGTTGGCGCTCTTCATCTCAATCCGGTCCTGCTTCACCTCCAACTGGTCGGCCAAGACAGGTGGCAACACCTTCACCCATCTCTTAACCTCCGCAAACAAGGCGTCATACAACTGGCTGGATGTTGGCGCCGTCACCACAATCTTGACAGGAAAGCGCAGGAATAGATACCAGAGCATCGCCCAGGCGCTGGCCGTTGACTTGCCAACGCCATGGCCTGAACGTACGCTTATGCGCCGGTTGCCTGCCGCGATGTGATTAAGGAACTCAATCTGCCAGCCATCAGGCTCAGTGTTCAACACCTCTCGGACAAAGAGCACAGGGTTGTTCTTGTAGAGCTTGACGAATTCCACAAACGGGTTATCGGGTGCTGTGGCCAATTTTTTTTTGGGCGGCTTGGCGGCTTGCGTAGTGGGGGTAGGGGGGTGGGTCATGGGTTTCGCTGTCTCTTAGGGTGCACCATCAGCCGCCCCCGCCGCGCCGAGCGATGGGGGGGTCGAGCCGCCGCGGCCAGCGGGTGAGTACCTTCGGCGTATGTGGACAACTTCCAGACGCAGAACTGGCGTAAGTCGTTGATTCTATTGGCCTTTGTGTATTTGTGCGCATTTGTCGGCTTTATACGATGTCCATTATGTTAACCACGCAAGGTGTTACGCACAGGTTATACATGAGCAACCTCGGCAAATGCCAGTTGTCCACAGGCCGCGATGAACATCATGCCTTTTCCCCTGTG